CTGGTGCAAAGATTCCTGCTGATGCAGTTGTTGCCGCTGATATTGCAGATGGTTCTATTACTACTGCAAAACTTGCTGATAACGCTGTAACTGGTGCAAAGATTGGTCAACATGAAGTTAAGACTGATAATATTGAAAATTCAACTTCATTACATTTAGATTGTACTTTTACTAATGCTGATGCTACCGTCACAACAGCATCTACATCAAGTCTTGCAGTGGGTATGGAAATGCATCACTCACATGGTAGTAATTCTACAGATGCAGACCATAATGGTAGTATAATTCGTGCTGGTTCAAGGATTTCGTCAATTACAAACTCAACCACATTTGAAATGACCATAGCTGCTGCTGGAGCTGGTACAGATGTACTAACTCATTTTACATCTGGAGTCACCAAAAGTAAAATCGCAAATTCTTCTGTTAGTTTGATTAAGAAAGCTGATAATGACCAAGCGCTAGAACCACTGTGGACTAGATTGGCCAATAATGCTGGTGCAAATTATACTCACCAATTGATTACTACACAAGGTACAAAAATTGAATATGCTAATGGTAATAACGGGCCATCTGGAATTGCAAGAGTTAAAGGTACAACTGGACATGGTGACTTTCTCTTTATGTGGAAACCTGGCTATTCATGGGGATATAGTGGAATATATCTGGCAGATGTTGCTGGATATGTTGATTTAGATAATCCAGCTTGGATGTATGGTTCTGGACAAAATACTGGTTATCATTCATGGTCTTTTCTAAACAATAATTCAAACAATATTGCACACATTTACCATTGGGATGGTTCTGCTAACAATTTAGACCATAACATGGGTACTGGTACTAATGGAAGCACTTGGAGAGTTTGGAGAGTTAACGGTGTATTGTATGCAAAAGCTGGTGGATATTCAAATGTAACACTACAAGCATCTAATTCTAGACAAGACTTCGTTATTTGGAATCAATCACAATCGCCTGGGTCTTGTGAAATTTTACAAGCCACCAGAATGCCTGCTGGTGCAGCATAAGGAGTTTATCATGAAGAGTAATCAAGGTACATACAAAGGTAAAAGTCCAGCAGTTATCGCAAGAGCTGCTGATTTATGTGGGTGGAAGAAAAATGTTTCCATCAATCTAGACGGAACATTAAATTGGTGGGGTGAAACTGGTCATCCAACTGATTCTGAGATTGATGCAAAACTAAGTGCAGCCCAAGATGCATATGATATTCAAGCATCTAAAAGAGCAGATGGGAATGGTGCATTAGGTGCCCCAGATGAAGAATAAATAACTTTATAGGAAAGAACAATGGCAGCGATTATCACAGAAAAATTTAGACAGTCTAACGCAGATGCATTTTTCGCTGACGTAACATCTAGTAAATACTATATGTTCGTTGGTAAACCATCTCCTTGGACTTCAGAAGGTGCGGCTACGGACAGTGCTCCGCCTGCTCCAGTAGATAGTATTGCACCAGAGTCATATTATTGGGATGATATGCTGGCTGCAAAATTAATCTCTTCAAAATCATATGTAATACCTCGTAGAGACTTTTCAACTTCAGTTGCATTTGATATGTACAGACATGATATTGGGTCTACTAGTACTGGTAACTATAGTAATACAAAAACTACAAGTTCAAGTGGTGCAACAAATGTATTCGACTCTACAATGTATTTTAAAACTTCAGAACATAAAGTATACAAAGTACTTTACAATGGTGACCAACTCCAAACTGGTGCAAGTAATATCTCTGGAAGTGAACCAACTTCAGTGAACGCAGCTCCATTCTGGCAAGATAATAATTATTATATCAAGTTCATGTATACCATGACAACTTCAGAAGTACAAAACTTCTTGACAACTGACTTTATGCCTGTTAAGGTAAATGCTAATGCAGATGCAAATAGAGGTGTGTATGTATTCATGGTAACATCTGGTGGTTCATCATATCCAAATGGAACATATTATACAAAACTTAGAGGTGACGGTGATGGTAACGCAAAAGCAAAACTAGTTGTTGCTGGTGGTGCAATTGCAGAGTTTGGTAATAATGCATTATCTTCAACCTCATATATGCAAGCAAATGGTACTGGTTATTCTTTTGCAATCTTTGACCTTGCTGGAACAAACATCTATACTGATGCAAACTGTACCTCACTAATCTCTGGTTCAACTTTAACAAATTGGAACGCAGCCACTGCTGGTACAATCGAAGCAATTATCGAACCAGCTGGTGGTCATGGTGCAGATGATATTGCTGAACTTGGTGGACATTATGTAATGTTACAAGCCAAATTAGAACCATCTGATTCAGATGTTGTTCAAGTAAATGATTTTAGAAGAGTTGGTATTATTAAAAATCCAAAAGACCCATCTACTAATAATGTTGCAACACTTTCAACTGCAAGAACCACTAATGCAATTCTAATGTCTGCTGGTGGAAATGGAACATATCAAGTTGACGAAAAGATTACACAAGCAACCACTGGTGCGAATGGTACTGTGGTGGAATGGGATGCAACTAACAGAATACTTTATTATGTCCAAGAAAAATATACAAATTATGGATTAGATTCAAATAAAAATCTCACTGCATTTTCTGGTGCAAACGCTGTAACTGGTGCAAATTCAAACGCAGTATTTACTCCAGCAACTGGAACATCTGGAACTACTAATGGTGTTGTATTTGCGAGTGGTTATGCGGCTCCAGAATTATCAAGGGATACTGGTGAAGTAATCTATGTGGAAAACAGAAGAGCAATCTCAAGAGCCTCAGACCAAACAGAGGATATTAAAGTCGTAGTGGAATTCTAAACAATGCAAAAAACCGATTTAAACGTAGCACCATATTATGATGATTTTGATACAACTGATAATTTTCATAGAGTACTCTTTCGTCCTGGCTTTGCAGTTCAGGCGAGAGAATTAACAACTCTCCAATCGATTCTTCAAAATCAAATTGAAAGACATGGTAGACACTTTTTCAAAGAAGGGTCTATGGTTATTCCAGGCCAGATTTCGTATACAAATTCATACTATGCAGTAAAGTTACAATCAACTTTTAACTCTGCATCAATCGCTGGTTACTTATCTACGTTTGTTGGTTCAATCGTTACTGGTGGTATCTCTGGTATCACTGCAAGAGTTGTGGGATATGCAGATGCAACTACAACTGACTCACCAACTCTCTATGTAAAATATTTAACAACTGCAACCAATAGTGCAAGTGCAACTGGAACAACTGGTGCTTCTGTTGCAAACGCTACATATGAATTTGTGAATGGTGAAAGTCTTGCTGCAGATAAAGTGATTAGTTCCTTTAGTGCTGGTTCTAACTCTGTTACTCTTTTAACAACTGCGGCCACTTCAAGTGGTTCGTCTGCTGCGATAGCAGAGGGTGTCTATTTTGTTCGTGGTCAGTTTATTCGTGTACCAGAACAAAGAATTGTTCTCGACAAATATACAAACACTCCTTCTTATCGTGTTGGTTTGACTGTTACTGAAACTCTTGTTACACCAGAAGCAGATACAACTCTTTTAGATAATGCAGCTGGTTCTACAAACGTAAACGCAAAAGGTGCTCACAGACTTAAAGTAGATTTAACTCTTGCAAAACTACCTTTAGGTTCTACTGATGATGAAAACTTTATTGAACTTCTAAGATTAAAGAATGGTGTCATTGAGAAACTTGTAGACAAAACCGATTATAATATTTTCCAAGAAAATCTTGCGAGAAGAACTTTTGATGAATCTGGTAACTACACCGTAAGACCTTTCGCAATTGATATCAAAGAACAATTAGATGACGGTTCTAATGACGGTGTTTATACTACTGGTCAGATAAGTGATGAAGGTCAAACACCTTCAGAAGAAAGTGCAACTATCCAAGTAGACCCAGGCAAGGCATATGTTCGTGGTTATGAAATTGAAACTGTTATTCCCACATATCTAGATTTACCTAAACCAAGAACAACTGATAATTTTGACTCTGCAATTACAAATGTAGAGGTTGGTAACTTAACAAAAATTACAGATGTATTTGGTATTCCAGACCTATCACCATTTATTTCTGGTGAAGTTGCTGAACCCCACAGAACTGTAGAATTACATTCCTTAAAAAATGCAAGTAGGGGGTCAGTTAATAGTTCTGGACAAGTAGGTGTTGCAAGAGCTCGTGTCTTTGAACACTCCTCTGGTAATACTACAAATGATAAATTATCCAACGCAGCTGATTCAGATGCAATCTTTAACATTGGACTATTTGATGTCCGTATGTTTACAACCATTACTCTTACTGGTGGTACTGGAAGACCAGGCACTACTGCACAAGTAACTCAAGGTGCAAAAATTACTGGTGCAACATCTGGTGCAACTGGTTTCCTCTTTAGAGGTGTGACTTCAGATAATAGATTAGAATTAATTACGGTATCTGGTAACTTTAATGTGGGTGAAAATCTTATTTCATCTGCACAACCAGTAGCCGCACAAGCAAACCAATACTTAGAAGATACAAGTAATGTTGTTCTTTCAATCGCAACCATTACATCCAGAAACTTTGATGATGTAAAATCATTATTCATGAACTCACCAAATACTGGTGCAGACTTTAGTGCAGACTTAGTATTAGATACTACTCTTACTTTAGGTGGTAATGTTTCTATGAATGGTTCTAATAACGTAGTTACTGGATTTAATACAACATTCTTAACAGATTTAAAGGTTGGTGATTTTGTAACTGTGCCTGGCGCTGGTGGTTCTGGTGCAGACTTAACTGGTAGAGTTCTTGCAATTGCAAGTAATACTTCACTTACACTTGATAATGGTGATGGTTCTTCTGCACTAAACTCTGCAACAGCTGTTACATCTGTTCAAATTATCAGATTACGAAACACACTTCGTGACCAAGAAAAGAATTTACTTCTTAGAAAATTAAGAAAACAAAGATTAAAAACTTTAAAGACAGATACAAATTCTGGTGCATCTCAAACTACTCAAACATTCAGACAACAGTTTGTTGTGACAACAACATCATCTGGTGAAATTAACTTAACTGCTGGTTCTAATGAAACCTTTGCTGCTAAGTCAAATACAGATTACATGATTACGGTTGTTACTGCTGGTTCTGCAATCGGTGGTAGTTCTAATACAGCAGCTGCTGGTGATGTAATTAACCTTGATGCAAGTACAACTCCTGCTCAAACATTTAGTGCATCTGGTAACACACTTACAATTACTAACCCAGAGATTTTAGGTAATGGTGCAAAGGTTAAAGTTATTGCAACATTAACTAGAACGATTGCATCTGAAAAAACTAAAACCAATCAGGCTGGTCATTTAGTTCTCGTTGATGCAGATGCAAGTGCTGGTGCAGAGTATGGAACTGCATCTCAACATAAAGAAATTTCACTTGGTCGTGCTGATGTCTATAAACTCTACGGTGTGTTTGACTCAGAAGATGCAAGTGCAAACCCAACACTTCCACAGTTTACTGTCACTGGTGTATCTGGTACTTTCCAAAAAGGTGAGACAATCAGTGGTGCAGTGAGTGGATGTAATGCAATCATTATTAATACTACAAATCCGATTACATTTGTTGTAACTAACGGAAAGTCTTTCACTGCAAATGAATTAGTTACTGGTGTAACATCTACTGCAACAGCGACACTTGGAACATTTACTGATGGTTCTAAAAACATTACAGATAGATTTACTCTTGATACTGGCCAGAGAGATAACTTTTATGACATTGCAAGAATTGTAAGAAAAGGTGGTAAACCAACTCCAGTGGGTAGACTTCTTATTGTGTGTAACTATTTTGCACATGGTACTGGTGAGTTCTTCTCAGTTGACTCATATTCTGGAATTGACTATAAAGAAATTCCAACATATACATCAACAAGAGTTGACCCAGAAGTTCGTGCTCCATCTGGTGAATTTGACCTAAGAGATACGGTTGACTTTAGACCAAGAGTTGCAGACGCAACAATTGATACTGCAACTACAATTCAGAGTCAGACTGTACATAAAGTTACATCTAAATCATTTGATTTTAGTTCAAGGTCTTTTGCTGGAACTGGTGCGTCAACAATTCTCACACCAAAAGATAATTCTCAATTCCAATATGATTTTGACTTCTTCTTGGGAAGAAGAGACTTACTGTTCTTAACAGAACAAGGTATCTTTAAAGTTGTTCAAGGTGTTCCTGCTGAAGAACCAGAATTTCCAAAGAAAATTGAAAAGGCCATGTTGCTTGCAGAGATACAACTGCCACCATATGTTTTAGATATTGATGATATTTCATTTAATAAATCTCAAAATAGACGATATACCATGTCAGATATTGGTGATTTAGAAAGAAGAATTAATCAACTGCAATATTACACTGCACTTAATCTTTTGGAAAAAGATGCAAACTCTTTTCAAGTACAAGACGAAAATGGACTTGATAGATTTAAATCTGGTTTTGTTGTAGATAATTTTTCTGGTCACTCAGTCGGTGACGTTCAGAATGATGATTATAGAAACTCAATGGACTATGAGAATAATGAACTTCGTCCTAAGTTCTTTATGAAAGGTATTTCTTTAGTAGAAGAAAACACTACTGATACACAAAGAACTGCTGATGGATATCAAAGAACTGGTGATATGATTACGTTACCTTACACTGATGTTGTATCTGTTCAACAACAATATGCATCAAGAGTAGAAAATCTAAATCCAGTTCTTACATTTACATGGACAGGCATTTGTCAACTTAATCCATCTGGTGATGAATGGTTTGAAGTAAATAGACTTCCAGCTCTTATCATTAATGTTGAAGGTAACTTTGACCAATTGGTTGCACAAGTTGGAAACGCAATGGGAACTGTATGGAACTCATGGCAGACACAATGGTCTGGAACTTCTGTATCTAGACAACAAATCAGTCAAAGAAATAGAAGCACACAAAGTGGTAGACGAATTTTAACCTTTAGAGACACTACAACAAGAGTTACAACAACTACAACTCGTAGACAAAGAAGAGAAGGTTTAAATACTCAAGTTATTGCACAGATTGATTACGAATCACAAGGTGATAGGTTACGTTCTACTGCACTTATTCCTTTTATGAGGTCTAAGAATATTACTTTTACTGCACAAGGACTAAAACCACAAACAAGAGTATATCCATTCTTCGATAAAACTAACGTACAAGCTTTCTGTACACCTACTGGTGGTTCATTGGGTGCAAACCTAATCACTGATGGTAACGGAGAGATTAGTGGTGTCTATGTTATTCCAGACCCAAATGTTGCTGGTAATCCAAAATTTAAAACTGGAGAAAGAGTATTCAGACTTACTTCTTCTTCAACCAACCAACAGATTCCTTCTCCAGAAACATTTGCCCAAGCAATCTTTTCATCAACTGGTATTCTAAGAAATGTTCAAGAGGAAATTATTGCAACTAGAAACGGTAGAATAGAAACACAAAGGGTTTCTGATAGTAGAACAGTATCTAGTTCTACCTCTGCAAACGAGAATAGAAGTCAATTAATTGCTGTTCAAAATATGGAAGATGATGACGAGGGCAATTCAGACCCACTTGCACAAACATTTAAAGCTAGTGCAGTTGGTGGTGAAATGATTACAAAGATTGATGTCTTCTTCCAAAGAAAAGATAAAGACATTCCAGTTCTCTGTCAGATTCGTGAAGTTGTAAATGGTTTCCCAACTATCAAACAATTACCTTTCGCTGGTAAACATTTAAGTCCTTATCTAAAAGGAACAGTTTCAATGTCTGCTGGTGGAACAACTGTAACTGGTAACGGAACAGATTTTTTAACTGGTACACACAATATAAAAGTTGGTGATACGATTACTATTTCTACTGCTGGTAATACTGTGTCTGGGGTAACACCAGATACTAATAACTATGATGCAAGTGCTTTGGTAACAAAAATTACTGCGATTAATTCAGATACTTCACTTACGGTTGCAGATGCATCTGCAAGAGCTGTTTCTAGTGTTAAAATTAGTAATGTTAACATTGACTCAACTGCAACACAACCAACTACATTCAGATTTGATTCTCCAGTTTATATCAAGGATGAGGTTGAATATGCAATCGTTCTATTCACACCTTGTGAAAGTTATTTCGCATGGATTTCAAGAATGGGTGAACTTGATATTGGTGGTACAAGAATGATTTCAAAACAACCACACTTAGGTGTTCTGTTTAAATCACAAAACAATACAACTTGGAATTCATATCAATATGAAGACTTGAAGTTTACTGTATATCGTGCAAGTTTCACTGCTGGTGGTAGTGGTAAACTTACATTGAATAATGATGTTGTTCCAAGTCAAACTCTACCAGTTGACCCAATCAGAACTATTACTGGTCAGAACTTTGTACAAGTAAATCATCCAAATAACCATATGCACTCTGCATCTAATAACGTAACTATTAGTGGAGTTAAATCTGGTATTGAAACAACTCTTGCGTCTGCGATTAGTTCTACAACTCAAACAAGTATTAGTATTAATGCAAACGCAGACTTTGTTGCGAGTAATGACGGTTCAAATATTTACATTAAAATTGGTGATGAAAAAATTAGAGGAACAATTTCTGGTACTACAATTACTGCGTCTACAAGGGGATATGATAGTTCTACAGCTGTAACCCATCTTAGTGGTGCAACGGTTGAACTTTATCAGATAAATGGTATTCCTCTTGACCAAGTTAATAAGACACATACTGCGATTGCAAATAATAGAATTGATAGTTATACTGTTGCGACAACAACTCAAGCAACATCAAGTTCTAACCAAGGTGGAACATTAGTGGTTGCAACTGAGAACGCAATGATGGATGGTATACAAACACTATTACCAACTGTAACATTCCCAGATACAACTCTTGCATCTTCTATTAGAACAACTAGTGCAACTTCACCATCTGGAACAGAAACTTCATTTAACTTACAAGGTACTACTTTTGCAAAAAGTATCACTATAGGAGAAAACTTTTTCTTCAGTAAACCACAATTAGTTGCAAGTCAAATTAACGAAACAAATGAGATTGCTGGACAAAAATCTTTCTATCTAGATGTAGACATGGGAACTTCAAAAGAAAACCTTTCACCAATTGTTGACTTAGATAGAAAATCAATTGTTGCATTTACAAATAGACTTGATAATATTGATAGTGCTACTAACTTAGGTGTGTCTGCGCTGCAAGGTGATTATGTAAGTTCAGAAGCCGCAAGTGGTGATAGTAACGAAGCAATTTACATGACAAGAAAAGTTGCACTGGATAATCCTGCTACTGGTATTAAAGTTATTCTTGATATGAATAGATTTGCAAGTGCAGATGTTAAACTAATGTTTAAAATACTTCGTTCAGATGATGCATCTGATTTTGATGAAATTGGATATAATTTCTTTAATACAAATGGTGGGCCAGACTCAACCGTTAACGCATCTTTGACTTCAGATGACTTTAAAGAATATGAATATACTGCAAATAACTTAGATGAGTTTATTGCGTTCTCTGTTAAAATTGTAATGCAAGGAACGAACTCTTCAGAGCCACCAAGAATTAAGGATTTGCGAGCAATCGCATTGGCAACGTAATGACAGATTATAAAAGTATAGAAGGACATTCAGACTTAATTAAAGATATGCACTCAAAGGCAGTAATAAATACTAATAGAAGTGCATACCTTGCTGCCGTGCAAAGAAAGAAAAGTTTCATTGCACAGAAAGACAGTTTAAGAGATGCAACAAGAGAGATAAATATATTAAAATCTGAGATGCATGAGATTAAAACTCTCTTAGTAAAATTGGTAGAGAAAGATGGCAAATAGAAGCGTAGTAGCAAGTAACACCTTTGAACAGTTTAGAGTTGAGTTTAATGAACTCGCAACTGATGTGGGTGACGTTGCACTTTTACCATCAAGTATTAATGGTCAAACAGTCAACAATGTTATCGGTGGAATTAAACAACTAAATGATGGTCTTGCGAATGTTCTTTTTCCAAACGTAATTGATTTACCAGACTCAACTAATGCGAGTTCTGGAAGAGTTAAATTTGGTGCTGATGATGATTTTCAATTATTTCATGATGGAACAAACTCTAAGATTAATAATTCTACTGGTGAGTTACAAGTTAATGCAGATACATTTAAGTTGAAAAATGCAGCTTCAAATGAAACAATGCTTGATGGAACAGCAAATGGTGCTGTTCAATTGTATCATAATAATAGTGTAAAACTTGCAAGTACGTCTTCAGGCATAACTGTTACTGGTAATATATCAAACGGTTCTGTGAATTTAACATTTCCTACAGTTGGGGGTGCAATCTCTACTGAAGGATTTTCAATCGCACTAGCAACTGCGTTAGGATAAAAAGGAAAGAAATATGGCTAATAACTTTGTAAACAGTTTTGCAAGTATTCCGACTGCTGGTGAGTTTTATCAATCTACTGGAAGTGCGACTGATAATGCTACAGGCCCACAGTTAGTCTACAACGCAAACAATGGTTCAAGTGGTGTTAACTCAATTCTGGTGGAACTTGATGCTTCCAATACTGGAACTGCTGGTGTCGCACTTACTTGTTTTATTCAAGACACCTCTGCAACTCTAGGGTCAATCACAAGTATCGTATCCTCAAGTGATGTTGCAACTGTAACAACTGGTTCTGCACACGGATTAAGTGTTGGACAGTATGTTCATGTAACTGGTTCAACAACTGCATACGTCAACGGAATGTATAAAGTTGCATCTGTACCAAGTGCAACAACATTTACATATGCACAAAACGCCAGTGCGGCTAACGGAACTGCCGCTGGTACAAAAGTAATCTATAAGGCATATCACATTGTAAAAGATGTTACAATCCCAGCATCATCAACACTAAAAATTGTGTCTGGACAAAAGATTGTTCTTAATTCAAATGATAAGGTATATGCATACGCAAGTGCGGCTAATGTTGATTTAATCGCTGGTATTCTACAAGAGGTATCTTAATATGTCATACATAGGTGCGTCAGTTGAAAACAGAGTTAGTCCAAAGTTTTTAAAAGAAGACTTTGTTGGAACTGGTTCTACTACAACTTTTACTCTAACAAATGAAGTGCCTGGCGGTTCTTCTCAGAATGTCATGGTTGTGGTAAACAATGTTGTTCAAGAACCAGACGTTGCCTATACGATTGGTGATGACTCAAACGACAAACCAAAAATTCTTACATTTACTGGAACGCCTGCAAACGGTGACAGTATCTATGTTATTCATCATGGTCTAACAAGTATTTTACATTCGCCTCCTGCTGGTTCTGTCGGTGCGAATGAATTATCTGACGCATTAAAAACATTTACTACAGATGCATTTACTGGTAATGGTTCTGCAACTACAGTAACCTTATCAGAAATCCCAGCAAACTCATCACAAATCATGGTGTTTATTGATGGTATTTTACAGAAAGCATCTACAAACTATGCACTTAACACAACAACTGGAGTGATTACTTTTACCTCTGCACCACCTAACAATGCAGAGATTGAAGTGAAACATCTTGGTATTAGAACAACTGCAAGAAGAGCAGTGTCAATGTTCCTAGATAACTTTACTGGTAACGGTTCTACTACTGCATTTACTTTAAGTAACAGTGCATCTGTCAATGATGTGTTTGTATTTTATAATGGTGTTGCAATGAAACCAACAACGGATTATGGTATCTCTGGTGCAACTCTTACGTTCACATTTACACCAGTAAATAATTCGCAAATAATGGCGAGGTATTTCGTATAATGGCTAGTAACGCAAAAAACTTATCAGAACTTTTAAACACGGACAGTACAGTTGCCGCTGGAGATGTCGCAGCCGATTCTATCACAACTGCTAAAATTGCTGATGATGCTGTAACAGATGCAAAACTAGGTTTAGGTACTGGTCAATTATCATTACCAGCAGGAACAACTGCACAACGTCCAGGCAGTCCAGCAAATGGAATGATTAGGTACAACACAACTCTTAACGTCACAGAAGAATATAGAGATGGTTCTTGGAAAACTCTTTCAAGTGTCTCTGTTACTTCTGGTGGTACAACAACAACTTCTGGAGGTTATACTATTCATACATTTACATCATCTGGAACTCTTACTATATCAGGTGCAGCTAGAACTGGTGTAGATTATCTAGTTGTCGCTGGTGGTGGCGGCGGTGGTTCTAGAAGAGCTGGTGGCGGCGGAGGCGGTGGAATGGTCAACGCAACCAACCAAACTTTAAACCCAGGCGATTACACAATCACAATCGGTGCTGGTGGTGCTGGTGCTACTAGTGATACTGCTAATGGAGTAGTAGGTGGAAACACTGTTTTTGGTACAGTTCAAACTTGTAACGGTGGTGGTTACGGTGGGGGTGAAGCAAAAGCTGGAGGCAACGGCGGCTCTGGAGGCGGTGGTTCAGACGGTCAAGGTGGTGGTTCTGGAACATCTGGTCAAGGTAATGCTGGTGGTGGTTCAAGTGGTGCCACAGGTGGTGGCGGCGGAGGCGGCAAAGGTGGCGCTGGTTCTGCTGGCGGTAATGGTGCTGGTTCAACTCCAAGTAGTTATCAAGGTGGTAATGGTGGTAGTGGATTAACACTCGCATACAGTGGAAGTTCTGTCGCATATGCTGGAGGCGGCGGTGGCGGCAGTCGTGATGGACAGCCTGGCGGTACTGGTGCTAGTGGTGGTGGTAATGGTGGTGTAGATAATTCAACTGTAGCCACAGCAGGAGCCGCAAATAGAGGCGGTGGAGGCGGCGGCGGTGGTCGTAACGGTGGTACACCTTTTGTTGGTGCTAACGGTGGTTCTGGTGTCGTTGTTATTAGGTATCTAACGTAGGAGATTTATTATGGCACATTACGCAAAAGTACTTAACGGAATAGTAACAAATGTTATAGTAGCAGAAAAAGAATTTATGGATACTTTTATTGATGACTCTCCAGGCGAATGGATTCAAACTTCATACAATACAAAAGAAGGTGTACACTTAAACGGTGGTACACCATTAAGAAAAAATTACGCCATAATTGGTGGCACATATGATTCAACTAGAGATGCATTTATCCCCCCACAACCATATCCAAGTTGGACTTTAAATGAAGACAAATGTATTTGGGTATCACCTAAAGCATATCCAACTGATGGAAAAGATTATGATTGGGATGAGGATAATAAAGAATGGAAAGAAATAAAAGAGTAATAAATATTACTAAAGGAAAACAGTAATGACAAGTTATATTGGATTAGAACCATCACATGGTAGTTTTGATAAACAGTTAATCACTGGTGACGGTTCGACTACGACATTTACTCTAGAGTTTCCAGTTGCACAGGCTGGACAACTTCTTGTGTCATTGGATGGTATTGTTCAAGAACCTTCATACTCGTTTAATATCTCTTTGTCAACTGGTTCACCAAAGATTAACTTTGCGTCTGCACCAAGTAATGGTTCTAGAATTTTTATTGTGTTCCTTGGTCGTTCTACCACATCAATGGTGTCTGCACTTGCATCACCACATATTGATGAGTTCAACGGTGACAATTCAACAACTGCATTTACATTGACACAAATACCTTCTGCCAGTAGTGCAGCCAATTTTATGGTATTTGTAAATAATGTTTACCAGAGGTATGGTTCAAGTTATGCATACACAGTTGATGGTGCAACTTTGACATTTACTTCTGCACCACCAAGTGGAACAAATAACATTCAAGTGATACAACTATCACAAGCTAACACACTAAATACTGTTAGTGACAGTGCAATAACAAAAGCAAAATTATCATTTGACCCTGCTGATGACGCTACTGCACTCGCAATCGCTTTAGGATAATAGGAATATGGCAAACACATTTAAAAACGCATCATTAGTTTCAGTCAATCATGCTGCTCTTGCAACTTTATATACTTGTCCAGCGTCAACAACTGCAATTATCTTAGGACTTGCACTGACGAATAAGACAGACAACTCAATCACTGCAACTGTACAATTAACTGACTCTTCTGCAAGTACAACACCGTTGTTACTGAATGAAGTTACAATTCCAGCAAATACAACACTTGAAGTTTTCGCTGGTCAGAAATATGTACTAGAGGCAAGTGATATATTAAAAGTTCAATCTAGTGCAGCCACATCTCTTGATGCAGTTCTAGGTTTGATGCAGATTACATAGGAGTAATAGATGCCGTTTATAGGAACAACACCGACACAAGGTTTTGTTAGTTCGTTTCCAAAACAGTCTTTTACCCCAAATGGTTCAACGACTGTTTTCACACTAACAAATCCAGTTGCGACTGCAAATGACCTTGAGGTCTTTGTAGGTAACGTAAGACAAGAGCCTACCACAGCATATACTGCTGCTGGTACAACTCTTACCATGTCTGAAGCGCCTGCATCTGGATTGAACTTCTATGTCATCAATAAGAGTTTCGCACAAGTTACAACAACTCCACCAGTAAACTCTATTTCAGCTGATAAGATTACTTCTAATGCAGTAACAACTGCAAAGATTGCTTCAAATGCAGTCACCTCTGCAAAACTTGATACAAACATTGCTGTTGGTGGAAACTTAACTGTTAGTGGTACTTTTGATTCTCCCTCTGCATGGAAACTTGTTGACTCACAAAGTGGTACTTCTACAAGTTCTGGTAATGTTTTACTTGGAACATTATCAACCTCTTATAATAAACATAAGATATTTTATAGATTAAGATTTAGACAAGGTGGAAGTTCTGATATTGTTACTGTGTTCCAGTATTGGGGAAGTGGTGTGACACTTCGTGGAGGGTTTACTGAATTAACAACAGATGGTTCTCTTACTAACAATATTGGATACAATGGTGGATATGCATACCTTGGAAGAAATGTTGCCGCTGCCTCATCTGGATATGATATGAGTGGTGAAATGTTAGTGACTCAAAATCATGCTGGTGGTGGTTATCACGCATATTTAAATGGATGGAATACATACACTAGAAGTGGAACTGGCCCAGTTGGGTCTATATATTATAGTCAGTTGAATGGTACAAATAGTTTTAC